CTCAAGTTGCTTGAAAACATGGAGACATATTATCGCAACTTTGGGTTCGATGTTGTGCGGGAGACACCTGTGACGGAGTTCGAACATGTTGAATTCTGTCAAACCCGACCTGTCTGTGTCAATGATACATGGCGCATGGTCAGGAATGTCAGCGTTTGTCTCACTAAAGACGTCACTAGTGTCAATCTCGGACATGATATCGAATGTTATCGTCGGTTGCTCAAGGACATCGGCATGTGTGGCTTAGCCACGTGTGCCGACGTTCCTGTCCTTGGGTGTTTTTACCGCATGCTGGAGCGCTTTGGCGTTCCTGGCAATTACATGGGCGGCTGGGATAGGGAATACTGTTACTACTTCCGTAGTAGCAGGAATGCATCTTGCAAATCCAACACCCCAGACGACTATGGACGATACTCCTTTTGGTTATCTACAGGCATAAGTCCAGACGCTCAGATCGGGATCGAGTCATATTTTAATTCGAGCGTCTGGGGAGCCGATAAACGCCAATTTATCAACCAACTTTTACCACTATGACAAAACGAACAAAATCTGCAGCTAGGGTTCCTTCACGAAAGTCCGACCCTTTACGGAGAAGGGTGGCACGTTTCCCGAGACCCCGTATGCACTTTGATGGACAATCCATATTCAGTACGAATTTCAGTCAGCAATCTGCTATCGGTGGCGTTACCGTCACCGTTGGAGCTGATTGGCAAGCTGTTGACTGTAGCAGTGGTGAGGGGATTAACCGAGCCGGGGCTGATGTTGTCAAACACTACCAGGAGTATAAGTACACTTCCGCGATGGCCGAATGGCTTCCAGCCATCGGTCCGTCGGCTACTGACTCTGGTGCTAGAATTTTCATCGGTTATATTGACAACCCCGAACTCATAGTCACCTACAAAGCTGCTTCAGAGGCCACTAAAGCCGCCATGGTTAAAGCCTTGGCTAATGTGAAGACCTTCAACGCTTGGGAGCGATACACCTATAGGGTGCCGCTCACGTTTAGACGCAAAATGTTTAATGTCGATCCCACGATTGCTACCCCCGGTAATGAGGAAACCGACCGTGCAATTCAAGGGCTCGTCATAATTGCGTATAACACAATCAACAACACTGTTGCGTCTGGCGTACTTGGACAATGGCGTCTCTCTAGTACTACGTGGCTCAAGGGTTTCACGGCCACCACCTTGACTTAATTTGCCTAGTTAGCAGTACCTGGGTTAGCACTACATCTACACGTGGAAAAGCCTTTAGGGGAGTTGTCGTTTCCCTGGCCTTGGCGGGCCAATGTCCATCGGTTTATATACGATGGTGGGGGGAAATAATCCTATTGGAGTCTGAGTAGATACAGTGAGGTTGCGGCATGATCACCCAGAGATGGGTGTGAGGGCGCGCGCAATCCTAGAT